GGTGGTAGACGGCATAGTAAAAGGGGGAGGGCACTGACCTGTGTCAGGGCGCAACCGTGGAGTCGCACGGAACCAGCGAATGCGGATGTACGAGCTCGCGCCAGGCCGGTAGCAACGGTTCGGTGACTGCATGCAGCATTAAATCGACTGCAGTGATGCCCATCTCCTGGATTGGCTGGTGCATGACCGTGCCGGTAGCCGGCCAGGCGTTCGCTGCTATCGTCGTGGCCTGTCGGGCTGGTGATGAAAGCAATCTCTCGGTGCCCCAGTGCGATCAGGTGGGTCATCAGCTCATCGGCTGCGCATTTGTTGTCGATCCTGACGGTACCCACGTCATTGAGCAATCCTGCCGTAGCAAATGCCACAGCCGGCAAATGCAGCCGCCGGAATAGGCTCGAGCCTGCGAGCAATTCAGCAAATCGAGGTATCAGCACCAGAGCTTCGGCGCTGCAGCGAGCGCCTGGGTCACTAGAACATCGGCATCGTCGACTCCGATACCGGAGACGTTGCGCAGCAGGAGTTGCGTGCTGCGGACATTGGCAGCATTGAGGGTGGCAACAAGCACTGCTGTCAAAAAACGGCGCGCGCATATCTGGATGAAGCAGCGCAATGCGTGTCCTGCTGTGGAGTGAGTACTCATTTTTACATAATATACAGACTATGCGCGTTCGGGGCCTGCAAGCTATTGATTTCAATGGTTTTTGTTCCGCCGGCAGACGGCATCATGCCACCTGCAACTAGCAGCACTATTGCCCCGATTTTCCCGACCTGCTGCACGATGTTTTCGAGCGACCGCCGCAATGGCGTGATGTTGCACTGCTCGGCCATCATCGAAATTAGCCAGACGCCTGGATCGTCTCCAGCCATGTCCGATAGCTCTACCACGCGTTCGTTGGAGAGCTTGCTCGTTTCGCTTCGCCACTGCGACATCGTGGCTGCTGACACACCCAGCTTTTTTGCCAGAGCTCCGTAGCTGCTCACCTTCGACCCCAGTAGCGCGCGCCGAATGAGTGCCTCTTGACGGTTCATGCAATTTTTCCTTGACAGGTGTTAGGCAATCCACTTTACTCCGTACTAGTTAGGTGATTCACCTAACCCCGCCCCCTGGTACCCCCCAGGGGCACGGGTCAAGGGTAGGGGTACAGGGGATATATCGTGACGCATCACATTAACTTCGCCATCTTGGTGGTTCTGGTCGCATGTCTGTTCCTGCGCGCCGCCCTGGGCTATGCCCGCTACGCCCGTCTGCGTGCTTTCTCAGCCATCGATTCCAGTTACCGCGCTGCCGCGTTGATCGCCAGTAGCAAGCGTGAGTTGCGCGTCGCAAAGCTCAAGCGTTCTGTTCGTGCTGCTGCTCAGCGCGAGGCTGTTTGCTGATGGCCGGTGAGCTCGCGGTGTCGGGACTCCCCTCGTCTAACAGGGGAGTCAGTGAATTCAGGAACAGTGATGGCACCCTGACGGTGATCATCGATTGGTTCTCTGCCTCTGTAGATCTGTTCGCTGTTCTGCGTCAGGTCGGTTACCTCGACCGCGACGACGCCGAAGAGGTCCGCCAGTGGTCGGACGCATGCGCCGAAAACGCCATGGTCATCGCGATCAACCTGTTTACGTTCTTCTTCGCCGGCCTGGGCATGGAACTGGACAAGCAGGCAGGCCCCGGCAGCTTCTACACCTGGCGCGTGCGTGTTCTGGATCGTGAGGGCAAGCACGTTGGCATCATCGAGTTCGGCGGCGAAGAGTGCCGGCGCAAGGATGGCACCTACACCGCTCGCATCGAGTTGACCGGTGCCGGGTGTGGAATGGTGAGCGCAGCGCGCTGCGGCCATGCGAAGCGGTGGCTGGAGCTTCGAGCGAAGCTCGAAAGCTGCGCAGGACGGTTAACCCGTGTCGACACTGCGGCCGACGATCTGCTGGGCAAATACCCGTTGAAGCTCGCGCAGACGTGGTATTCCAGCGGCGAGTTCGATAACCGTGGGCAGCGCCCCAAGGCGCAGCTGATCGACGACTATGACAGCGGCGATGGCAAGACGCTGTATGTCGGCACCAAGAAGTCCGAAAAGCAGCTGCGCGTGTATGAGAAGGGCAGGGAGCAGGGTGACAAGGAATCGCCGTGGGTGCGCTATGAGGCGCAATTCAAGGCTTCCAACCGCAAGGACCTGTCGCTAGACATTCTTCGTGATCCGGCCGGCTATCTGCTCGGCGCGTATCCGGTGCTGCACTTCCTCAACTGTGTAGCGCTGCGCATGGACATCACTAAGGCGGCTGTGGATGCCACCTGGAAAAGTGCTCGTCGCCACATCAAGCGCCAGTACGGCGCAACCATCAATTTCATTCTCCGGCACTGCTCAACTCCAGAAGCTGCGCATGCCGTCATCAGCACCTGCGCGTCGCATCGGCTACCGACGTGGGCAACAGCAGAAGTAGCCAACCAATGGCCCGAAATCGCGGGCATCAATCAAACCTTAGAAGGGGTTACACCATGAGCGGAATCAAAGTCACTGTGTTGAGCGCCGAAGTTGATGAGCGTGGCGGCACGTTCAAGGATGATCGGGGCGAGGATCGGGAATACACCACGCGCAAGCAGAAGGCCAAGCTTGAAGCCGGCGGTTTTGCGTACCCGCTCGATCTGCGCATCGAGAAGGGTCAGGCCGCCTATCAGCCGGGTGAGTACGAACTCGATTTCGAAGCCATGGTGACCGTCAACAAGGGCGCCATCAACTACAGCAAGTTTCATGTTCTGCGCCCACTCAAGGCGCCTGCTCGCGTCGCCGCCTAAGCCATGGCCGACACCGATCCGGTAGTGCAAACACAGACGCTTGTACTGACGTGCAAGGTCGAAGATTTCGATGCATCGACCGGTCAGTGCTCGGCCCCCTTTTTTAGCCACCCGCCAACGCTCTTTCCGTATCTGAGCGTGACGGATGGCCTGCAAATCGCGTTCGCCATTGTGGGGACGTGGACTGTCGGACTGGTCGCGCGGCTGATCATTCGGACCACACAGCTTGAAAGCCGCAACAACTCGTTTTAATCACCCACTGGAGAGAGTCACCATGAACATCGCACTTCGTAATGCCCGCAATAACGTCGCTTCCTTCGCCGCCAAGTCCCGCGTCAAGGCTGCTGCCGCACTGGCCTCCGTCGCTGCTTTCGCCTCGCCCGCCGCCTTCGCCCAGGTCGCCAGCGAAATCGGTGGCACCGCTCAGGCCGAATTGACCGGCGCACAGACCATCATCGTCGGGTTGCTCGGCACCCTGGTGCTGATCGCCATCGGCTTCGTGGTCTACAGCCTGATCAAGCGCGCCAAGTAATCCGGCCTGTTCCGCACCAACGGGGCAGGGTGATCCTGCCCCTTTTTTTTGGGGAAAATTTCATGATCGGTTACATCATCATCGTTGGCGTTCTTGGCGCGATCTGGCTCGCCTACGAGGGCGTGTGATGCGATTGCACTGGATCGCTCGCGTGTTTGCATCTGCGATTGCACGTCGCTGTGCCTATCTATGTATAGCTGTGTTGCTTGCACACTGCGGACTCAATGAGGCACGTGCTGTTGAATGTGCGTCCTTCTCCGACAATTGCACTCAGGCTCAGGCGCAAGCCGGCGCACGTGCTTGGCCTGATGCACAGAAGCGCTGTCAGCAAGATGTCGGCCCAGCAGGCACCGTTGGACCGGTCATAGTTGACCACTCGGTAAGCGGAGTTGGTCGAGGCCAATACGTGCCCAAGGCCGAGTGTTTTTTCAATGGCAATTCGCAGGGTTATGTTTCCACTACCTCGCCTGGTCAGCTTGGTTGGCTCTACACGCGCGGGTGTGATTCAGAGCCTGATTACACCGGCGGTGGTCCCTGGGGTACGTATGTCGGTACTGCTCGTAACGGCAGTATCGGGTGTCGTAATGGCTGTGATGGTGTCTGGTTCGGCAACTCTGACGACTCTATGACCTGGAAGGGTACAGGTGCCATGTGCCCAGAAAAGCCGCCAGAGGCGTGCGCTGGAATGCCCGGCTACTACTGGAATGCTGCGCTCAAGGTCTGCGAGCCAACGCCTCCTGAGAAATGCCCTGAAGGCCAGTCTAAGAATGCGAAGGGCACTTGTGAGCCTAACGCGTGTCCTGAGGGCATGGTTTTGGGTCAGGATGGCACCTGCAAGGCGAAGGAAAACGAATGTCCGTCTGGTCAAATTAAGTCCCCTGCTGGCGGTTGCCTCCCTGGTGATGGTCAATGCGCCAAAGGTGAAGTGCGCGGGAAAGACGGCACCTGTAAGCGCGATGGCGATGGCGACGGTGAACCCGATGATGGCGAAGATGACGGGTCAGCCAAAGAAAATTTCTCGGGTGGTGACGACTGCAAATCGCCACCTTCGTGTAGCGGCAGTTTGATCATGTGCGGGCAAGCCCGTATTCAATGGCGGATTGACTGCAATACCCGCAAAAATCGAAACATCAGCGGCGGCGCATGCGCAGCGATGCCTGTCTGTACAGGTGAGAAATGCGACGCCATGGAGTACTCCCAATTGCTGATGCAGTGGCGCTCTGCGTGTGCAGCAGAGAAGTTGCTCGCTAAGGGCGATGGCGCCGGTTCTGGCCAGCCTGATTGGACGAAGGTGACAGGCGATGGTACTGGCGGTGCTGGTGCTGACCCGGCAAAGCCTCATCGAACCGTTGCCCTTGGCGTTGGCATGCTCGATAGCGGTGGCTTCCTCGGTGGTAGCGGTGCATGCCCTAAATTCGGCTCTGTCAGCCTTGGCAAATACGGTTCTGTTGACCTCGATCAATGGAACTGGATCTGTCAGTTTTTTGCTGCCGTGCGCATGGTGTTTATCGCCCTCGGCTCGTTCATTGCATTCACCATCCTTGGCGGGAAATCAGTCTTCTAATGGACGCCATTCTTAGCAAGCTCACCGGCCTGTTTATCACCGCTCTCAAGCTGGGTGCGGGTGGAATTGTCGGCCGCGTTATGGCCGGTCTCGGTCTCACCTGGGTCAACTTCACCTACTCAATGCCGGCGGTGAAGCAGTGGGTTGCAGACAAGTTTTCCGGCATGCCTGACAACGTGTTGACCATCCTCTCAGCCTCTGGAATCGACGTCTTCATGACACTCATTATCAGCGCCATCGTCGCGCGCATCGGCATGCGCGCATTCGTTACCTCGGTTGCCGCACTCGAAGGCATGATCGGAAAGGAGCAGGGCGCATGATCTACCAATTCACCGGCCAGCCTGGACACGGCAAGTCACTGCACGCGCTCGACCTCGCGCTCAAATTCAAGGATGAGGGCAGGGTGGTATACGCAGGCAATATCCGTCAGCTTGACTATGCCAAGTGCGGGTTAATGCCCATTACGCCAGATCAGTTTAAGGACTGGCCGGCGTTTCTTCCTGATGGCGCTGTTTGCTTGATCGATGAGTGTTATGAGCACGACATGCTCCCCAAGCGTGGCCCAGGTTCCAAGGTGCCCCATTGGGTTGAGCAGCTCGCCAAGCATCGCCATCGCGGCCTAGATTTCATCTTCGTGTGCCAGTCCCCTGCAAAGCAGATGGATACCTTCGTGCACGACCTGATCGAGAAGCACACCCACGTGCGTCGTCGGTTCGGCATGAATTTCGTGCACCTTCGCATTTTCGACCGCTACGAGTCCCGGCCAGAGAAAGCGCACCCGCTCATGCTTAAGCGCGTCCGGCTTCCGAAGCGGCCTATGGGCATGTATCAGTCCACCGAGCTGGACACCACCAAGCGCGGCGTTCCTTGGTACTACTACGCTGCCGGCGTGCTGCTGGTCCTGATCATCGGCGGTGTGGTGTTTGTGGCGAATCGCATACACAACCAGCTTGACGGGGATCGCCTCAAAGAAGCGGCCAAGGCAACGCCAGGGAGTGACGGAGCGGCAGCGACGGCGCGCCCTGGCGGTGGATTGGTCGGATCACAACGCAACCTCGGAACGCGCACCGAGTATGCGAGGCTCCACGAACCCCGATTCGGCTCGATGCCCTGGACCGCACCCGCCTATGATCAGCGCGAAGTTACCGCCGATCCCGAGCTTTATTGCATGTCCTCGCTCGCTGGGCGCGATGCGTCTGGACGCCATCAGGAAGCCTCGTGCACCTGTTTCACCGAGCAGGGCACCCGGTACGAGCTAGATCAGCCTCAGTGCCGCACTGTGGCCCGCCACGGAGCGCCCTATAACCCATACGGCCGTAGGGTTCAGGGCAGCCAGCAGCAGCAACAGGCGCAGCCCCAGCAGCAGCCCGTCGCCCAGCAGCAGGCACCCCCCGGCGCTGTCGTCAGCAAGGCCATGCGCACTCAGGGCACGTTCCCCGAATCACCCCAGGCCAAGGGCGGAACCTTCACCGGTCCAACCACCTTGGAAATGTAGTTTAGTGACGCGTCACATAACTAATGGTCATTAGACTTTCGTGACGCGTCACGATAAGATGGAAACATCAGATCAAGGGGCAGGGCATGGACACCAAAGAGATTCTCGTCGCCATTCAAATCGCAGTGCTGGTGGCCTTCGGCCTGTTCCGCTTGGTTGTCGCCTCGCGCCGTGACGCGAAGAATAAGGCTTAAT